TTTTTATTTTAATTCGAAATCGTCAAGAAATTTTCGAATCTTAATTCTCAAATCATCAAGTACAGACTCAGGCACGTCTGTCCAATAAGCAAGAATAGTTCCTTCGATATCAAGTAACAACTTCTTTGGTTCATACAATTCGTCAGTAAGAGTGTCAGAGTCTATCATGGTTCAGGAATCTTCGAATCATTCCTCGAAACCTTTCTCCACATACCACACACATTCTCTTGAATTATTTCATCAATTGCTCTTTGTATCGCCAACGCTTGGTCAGGTTCTGATGTTTCATCTGAAACCTTAGCGATGCGGTCTAACATTCCGGGAGTATTATAACCAGCTTGCATGTCGAACGCAAACCATTCATCAAACCTAGTGAAAGGATCGAATGGATTGTCAACTGTAGTTAACATGTACTCTGTTGGTTCAGTATCAGCCATACTTACCTCACTCAGCTAGACTTACTTTGAGTGTGGTCAGACCAACGCCCAATGCGTCTGCTACCTCGGCTTGAGTATAATTACGCGCCAACATTTGCATTGCTAGGGCTTGTTTAGCTGCAGACATCTTAGGTTTATGCTTTGGTAGAGCCAAGGTTTTAACCGTATCTACATCGCTATTAGCAAGAATCTCATTCAACTTACTTGTACTGATTGCACCAGCCTGAATAGCATCCCATTCGCTCTGTGTTATTCTGATCTTATCTTTCTTAGCCCCAGTTCTAGCTCGTGCCTCGGCTAATGCTTGATTCTTAATCTTCTTGACTTCTTCTGGTTCCATGTGCGGATTAGCCTGGCGGGCCTGGGTAACATAGACACCCGCTAGACGCTGGGCCTGTCTTTCACGGGGACGGTTTCTTTTAGCAACATTAAGTTTTGAATTAAGAGACGTTACTTCGTTTGCGTAGACCTTCTTTGCTGAAGGTGAATAGGGGGTAGATTTAATTTGTAGCGCCTGCTTTCTTGCGTCATTAGCCATAGCTTTTAATCTATTGGAGTGTGACACATAGACCGCTTCCATACGAGTACCAGAAGAAAGAGTCTCTGCGTCATCGATTATAGACAATCCGGGCTTATGTTTTTCCATCTTCGGCTTCGGAAGTCCCGTCTTTCTGTCTGGAATCATACGTCCTGTGGGCTCGTAAACTTTCTTTCCAGTACGAGGATCAATAGGTCCACCTCTAGACGCTGGCCTTGGACGTCGTTCAGGAATTCGAGCCTCAGCGCCAGCTCTACTGATCAGAGTTCTAGCGCCCATCCTTTTTCTACCACCCTCTACTCTACCTTGATACTTTTCTTTCAAACCAAGAATACCGTGATCTTTCTCAGATTGTCTGAAATCAAGATCATGCTTTTCTGAATCAATAACAACCATAGAATGTTTAACGGCCCGGGCAAGATCTTCTGGTGATGCTCCTCGAAGAGACATATCGGTAATCAAATTAGAAACTTTACCCATCTCATTCTGCTTACGACCAGGAGTGATTTGAGGAATCGGAGAATCCTTAGGTCGTTTATAAATCTGCGGATCAAAGTCCTTCAATCCATCGAGAGGTGGGGTATGTTTTACAGATCCCCTTGGATTAGGAACGACAAGAACATAATCGCCGTCGAAATCTGCACCCGACAAATGTTGTGCAACACTATGATGAATACCTACTGCATCCTTAGCCATCGGACCGATTATTCTACGAGCCTCAGGATTACGATTATTTACAATTAAGGACGGGATCTCGAAAGTTCCAGCGTGAGGATGTCGAATAAGCGCGACGCGCTCACCATTTCTCATAGTAGGCGCATAGATTTCGTGACGCTTCACCGATGTAACCGGAAGTAGAACTCTAGTCGTCGTTCGTGGTAGAGCAGCTGCACTAAGATGTGCAGCAGCAGAATCAGTTTCATCAGCAAATTTAAGAAGAAGATCTTTTCGAACCGTTGGATTTGTTAAAGAATTAATTTCGTTCAACTCTCTCACACGACGTTCATGAGTTATATCAAGTTGTTGTTTAGCAAAAGCCGGATTTTGTTTTGACAACATTTGAGATGAAAAGTTTCTAGTCCAGCTATCCCAATCGCCTTCTTCATTTACTTTGTTCATCGCAGATGAGACTTTACCCTTGGAATCGTGTACTTGGCGTACAGTAGCACCAAAAGGATTATCTGGTTCATCTGAGATTGGTTTAAAGATTTGATCAGCTTTAGTATCCTTAGATTTCAACGGAACAGATTTTCTCTTATTTGTATTGTATACAAGATCTACGCCCTCAGGAAGATCATCTCTATAAATAGCCATACCTTTAAGATAATGTGTTTTATCAACCATAATACGAACCTGAGCGTAGTTTGCCGCGCCCATATTTAAATCTTTTACACCTCGACGAACATAAATAACGCCGTCTGCTTTATCTCCACCATCTTCCTTATAATTAACTTGAATACGCCTTGAACTGACAGAAATAGGTGGTTGAATACCAAGCCAACTACGACCATTGTCTTCCGAATATGTATCTGTAATCGGTTTAATTTTAGCTCTATTTCTTGAAACGTCAGTAAAAGAAGTACCGGGTGGAGCCAACACTTTCGTCTTTGTTTTCTGACCGGTAGTAACCTGTGGGATGTCAATACTGAAAACTTCGTATCCTTTTTCTTTCAAAACATGAAGCGCATTATTAAGTCTCGACGCGGTAATATCCAAATCAACTTCAACACCACTACTAACGTCGACCAAACCCTTCTTCTTAACGTGATTTGCAAGCATGTTAGCTGTATTTTCAAGAGCGTTAGCTCTATCCTTAGCGCCGGGAGCAAGCCAAGAGCGAATTGTAGACTCAGGAACACCCATACGTCTACCAATTTCACTATTACTCCAACCATTTTCTCTATGACGCTCAGCTGTAAAAATGTTTTCCTGTTTTTGCTGAGCACGTGCTACTGATCGAGCAGCACGAAGTTGTGTTGTCGTAATACCAAATCCCTCAGCTATGTCTTTCTCCGACATACCTTTCTTTTTAAGCATTTCAATTGTATCAAGATAACTTCTATTCCGTTGACTTTCAGTACTGCCAGATCCCCAAGGATAACGACCTGAACGTCGAAGGATGCCGATATGCGCAAGATGTTCTTCTTCTGTACGAATCACGACTCCTCCTCCAACCTTCGATGGTTTAACAATCTATCGAATTCTTGAATCTTTTCCATTATGAACATAATATCCTCTGGATCGGCATCATAAACCATAACTTCATTATCTTGATAAATGCGCAGCTCAATTTTGATTTTGAATGGATCTTTATCATACTCAAGACAAAATAGCGCAGCATAAACTTCAAGTTGATGAACTGAACCTGGATAGACACCGGTTTTTAAATCATGAATTCGAAGAGTATTATATCGAAAAGAAATAGTATCGGCAGTACCGAAGCAGTTTTCAGAATAATAGAGAACTTGTTCTGTACTCATTCTATATCGAATCGCATCGTTAATATACATACCAACGGTTCCGACAAGATCTGAGGGTCTACCTGCTTCAATTTCTCTCATGGCATAATAATGTTGCTCGATACCATAGTCTGCGGCCTTAGACGTAATCCAACGTTCAACTAGTCGTTCAGGCGTATAATGAATCCAGTGATATTGACTAGGACTTAGAAATGCGTGTTCGCCTTGGAGATTTAAATGCCTGTTGAAGCGCACTCAAAACCTCCTTTTCATTTTCAGGATAAATATACGCGGCAAAAGACATCTCATTTAGTTTATTGATGTAATAATCTTGATTGGGTTCTGGAGTGTACATAGGTTCCGTTTTCACTTCAAGGGAAGCCCAATATTGTTTCCAGAGAATAACAAGATCCGGAACGCCTTGTCGATGCGACGTGTCCATTTTATGAACCAAACATCCCGGAAACATCTCTTCAAGTTTCTTAATTATTCTGGATTGATACTCACTCTCCTTCACATTAGAGCCTCCCTCGCAGAAAATACAAGAAGATTTTCTCTTTATCTCTATTATAATCTGCGAAATCTATACGAATTAATATCTAAAGCTCTAAAATTCCAAATTCTTGATATGTAGGCCAAACGTAAGTACGATTCAGAACCGAGAGAACTAAGTCTTGCTCCAAAAGTCCGTATCGTTTTGCGCACTCAAATGAATTTTCACTTACCTCGCCCGTTTTCAATTCTACAATCGGCGCTAGGATAGAATGCTCATACGGATACTTGAATTGGCGGTTGTATTTAATAGCAAACCATCTTGGACGCCAGGCTAAATTATTTACATGATTGTTATGACGATCGCCATCCAAATTAATGGGAGTATCAAAAGGACCAGCAGACTCAGGAATAAAAGCCTTAGCCACCAAGAGTGGGACC